ATTGTGCCATCCATGATTGATCTCTTGACTGAGATTGCATCGTGAGCATTTGTAGTCATAGGCTGGCAAGTTAAGCACCTCTGTATCATGTAAGACCCACAGCCTGTGCAGCGGTCAATGTCTGCCTCTGTGGGTTCGCTAGTAATGTGACCATACTTTAATTGAAGTAGCGGTAAGAGATCCTCTAAGCGGATGATGGCGGCATACTCACGCGCATCTTCACCCTGTCCGTTTAGTCGTATAACTCCAAAGCCCAATTCCCCCGAAAGAGCTGTGCGAGCTTTTAATTGTTTGATGTAAGCCAATGGTTGAAATCCAGCGCGGGCTTTGACTTCAACATCGAACGGAACATTAACAATGTCCTTACCGCTACCCCTTCCCACACATGCGCCACTCCACACAGTCGATAGGTACTGTGCGACTACACGCTCTGTGCGGAAGCCTCTATGTTTCCTTGCTTGACTAGCCATTTAAAGCTTGATCTATTGTTTTAACTGTCAGGCATGGCCAAGGCTTATAACAATGATTGCAGACATGTTCATCATTATAATAAATAATGAAATGATGCAATTTGACTAGATTAACCAATGCATCTTTCATAAAAATTGCATCATCATTTGTAACTTTGTCTAATTGAGCTAATAAATCTACTGTGATCTGCTGCTCAGGTAATACTTTCATCCGTTCACCGCCTTACACTTCCTGCACTGCCATGCTCCCACTACAGGCTGATCATCCTTAAACTTAATCTCAGCTACGATGTCATGTGCCTCGGTAGGTTCATTACACAGCTGACAATTGATCGTGTCGTAAAGCGGAATGTCCTCGATGTTTGTCCATTCACCTGTTGTTTCATCAAAGTATTCTACAAAGCCCATGTTAGATCCTTACCTCTTGTGGTCTCCATTTAGCATCGCTTCCCATGCGATACCACAATGTGTTGCATTTGATTTCACCTGTCCTTGTGGCATAGGCGCAGAAGTAACCGCCCCAAGCCTTACCATTCTTTTCACCTTCACGCCATGTCATGTGACCATGCTGACATGATGGCGGCTCAACAGCTTCTTGTGTACCCATAACAGCCTCAATAGTTTCCATAGCCTTTTCAAGGGTTACCGGTGCATCCACTACCTTGTTGTACTGACCTACAGGGGTAGTCCAGTAATCCTGATCATCTGGTACAACATCTTGTACCGCTGGCTTTGCTACTTTTGTAGCAACGACCTTGTTCATTTCCTCTCGGCTTGGTCTCTTTCCTTTAGCAGCATAACCCGCATTTGCAAGCGCTCTGCCGATTGCCGAAGTCTCACAATTCTCCAATGCTGAAGTCTGATTAACGCCTCGGCTACTAACTGTTTCCTCAGCGTACCCTGTCGCCCATGCAACGCCATCTTCAGCATTCTTAAATAGATACGCCTTAACAATGTATCGAGAAGCCTCGACCACTTCCAACTCAGTAGCAATACGGAACGCTGGATAGTCCTTAATAAACTTTTCAAGTCTCACCTCTACTGGCTCGTATTCGGATAGGTTAAACATCTATTTCATTCCAATCTAATACTGTTTGGATGTCTGAGTCTGTTATGCACTCACAAAGTATAAGCAAAGAGCCAGATCTGATAATTGCTTGACCTGTTTTATGGCATTTGCGCTTAAACATAAAGCTCGTTCTCCTCGGTTGCTAGTTGTCCTGCGAGTGCGCCATAGCTGCAGAGATCGATCCATGTGTCGATCTGCTGGGCTGATTGATTAGTCCTTGCAAGTTTAACAAGCACCATGATCCCTGCGACCTGATAATCATGGATCGGTGTCTGTAAGTATGCTGAGAGGAGCATCGCTGTGTGTTGCAGGTTATCCGCAGGGTGACCATACGATAAACCACGCTCGCGGATCGTGTCGGTTGCTGATAAGAGGATCTCATTAGCGCGCATCTGTTGTCACTCGCTGAAATGTCTTTCCTACGACCAAGCCTTCACGCTTGCCCTCGTTAAAGCCTTTTGCCCAGCCTACTAAATACCATAATGCATTAGCTGCTAGTAGTAACACGATGATTGGTGTCTCAAAGCTCATTGTCTTTCCTATCTGTGCCAATGCCCTTGATTGGCTACAGACTTAGTGTGACATAACTGTCAGACAGATCAAGCACATTTAGATAACGAAACGATAACGATTATCTGGCTCTGCCGTAGGACTTTCCAGCCACAATGAATGTGCCATCCTTCTCAATGTTGATTAGATCTACCTGAACCTTAGCCTTGTTCACATAGATGATGGCGAAGGCTTGCTGCCAATTGGCTACACCTTTAGTGTAAGCAGCTTGCTTAAAGTCCATGAGATTGCCTACCTCGACACCATGCAGGACACGCCCTATACGCCCCCCAGAAGCCTCTGAGAAGGCTGAACGACCTGCTCTGTGGGTGTGACCACTAATCACATTCTTTCCATGCCTACGAGCCGCTTCTAGGGCTGATAAGCCCCCTTGCGGTTTGATGGGTGTGTGATCTCCATGTACTGCAATCCAGTTAGGCGCAATCGGCATAGGATTTTTATGGAAGGTAATCCCCAACTCATCAAACTTCATGAACTTCTCAAAGCGAAGCTCTGGTAATGCCCCGAAGGCTGGGACTTTAGCCATGATGATGTTGTACAGGCGATCTGTGTGATTGCTACGGATGCAATCGGTAACGCCTAACTCCCAAAGCAGCTGAACAGCCTCGTTACGATCATCATCTAGGGTCTGGGCATAAGATCCCATGCGCCCTTCTTCCCACTTGCTTATCTGGGGAAGATCAATCTCATCGCCGATGGTGACTACTTGATCTGGCTTAAACTTTTGGATAAAAGATGCAAGGTTACGAGTTGCAACCTTGTCATGGTAGGGGACTTGTAAGTCCGAGACTACAACGATCTTCTTAATCGTCATCCTCGTCATCCTCATAATCGCCAAACTTCTCAGGCGGTACTGGGTCAGGCAAGATCCAATGAGGGTAAGCCTGAGGCTCTGTAATCATGAACATCGCTATGTCCTCAGCAAACCCAGCACGCTTCAATGAGCAGAAATACTCATAGAGTCCAATGCAGTAAGCATCGAGCTTTGAGTAGCCTTGTTCCTCTAATGCCTTAGTTGCTTTTCTTGCCATAGGATAATTGTTACCTATCTAACAAGACAATGATTGTCTCGACACGCGCTTCTAATCGATTGAGTCGGTCATTCATAGAGCTGCCGCCGTTGGGCTTTAACTCTGCAAGGTAGTGCTTAACTAACCAGCGGACTGCCATAGCAAATGATCCGATTACTGTTGTCACCGCTGCAACGATGGCTGCGATGTCTTGCGGACTCATTACTTCTTAGGCGTGGCGTAACCAAATACACCTGATAAGACAGCCCAGAGGACTGCGCGATAATCCAACGCAAAGTTAGATGATGCCCATGCTGCAAGGAACGCTCCAGCAGCTAAATAAGCAGGGTGCTTGATCTTCATTATTCTCCGCCTAACATAGATACTTGATAAAAAGACCCATCATTGTCAGCTTCTTTCTTAAAGCTGAAATGCGCGTGCTTTGTGTGTTTGTTAGCCCCTGTGTACTTTTTCCATTTCCAGTTAAGGACTTTGGAGCAGATCTGTCCATCAAAAATGATGTAACTAATACGCTTCTCTGATTTAGACTTGCAAGCGGCACGAAGCTGATCTGCAAGATCTGGCATGATGTCTGGTTTCGATCCCTTAAAAAGGTCACGATCGACATCGATGGCACGAACCCAGCCCTGAGCATCAGGGTTATGATCTGATACACGATGAGCGTGTCGGGTATCACCGATCCAGCCATCCGATGTGCGGTCACGATCTGGGAACGAGTCATCGATCTGCTCCCTTAACTGAATTGCAGCTTGTGAGAGTTTAGGCTTCATCCGCTGGAATTATCTCCGTCAAATGTTCCACTTTGTCAGGATTGAGGTAAGCCTGATAGTCGGAATTGCTTTCATCTAAAGGAATTGACGCACCATCTGAACGAGTGATTGAGCAGACTTCTCCAGTTATGGGATGTAAAAACTCTGTGTATGTGTATTTTTCCATTTTATAACTCCGCGCTTAGTGTGATGCCAGTTGATGAGTTTAATGTGGCTGGTCTGCCAGTAGTCAATCCAGTGAAGTTTGGCAAGGATAACCAAGTGCCTTCTGTAGTTGCTGCAATAGTCGAAACGCTTGCTGATGATTGAGTGATACTGCTTGAAATCATATCTGAAATCTGAATAGCAAAAGGTGCTGCTAATGTTGGTGATGTACGCATTGATGGATGGTAGATAGCAAGTTGCGCGGTTGTGGTACTTACGCAAGCACCCATAATTCCATAAGTCGCTATTCTAAAATATTTTTTACAGGCGTCTAATTCCCCTTGGATAGTACCACCTGTTCTGCGGAAAGTTGGAGCAGATGAAGCGGTATAAGTGCCAAGGTCAATCTGAACTCCAGTAATTTCAAAGTAATCATTGACTCCAGCAGTACCAACAGGAGCACCGCTATTTGCGGTAATTCCAATTTGTGTGCTATTTGATGGAATTGTGCCAGTTACTACAAAACGCTGCCAAGTTGTGCTAATGACTTGAAATCCAGAAGCAACATTTACTTGTCCAGTATAACCATTAATAATTTGCTGGTCTGTTCCAGTTCCTGAAACTAAAATAACATTTAAGTCACTTGCTGCAACAGAATAGTTTGCACCTTTACGAGCATAAAACGAAACTGTGACAGTTTTTCCAGCATAAGGAATTGAATTAACTGACTCAAAATCTTGAGCGATTGTTAAAGGTTGTGTAGACGTGTTTCCACTGTCGCGTTGTACTCTAGCGCAATACTGAATGTTTGGTAGGTTTGTGGTGTCGCTTGTAGTTTGACGAGTTACTGTGCCACCTGCTACTAAACCGCCGCGCCAAAAACTCCATCTATCAGCCGTATAAACTTTAACGCTAGTAGATGATGCAAAAGAAGTGCCACGTTGCCAGATGTCCATCCCGCCATTTATCGCGCCATTGACTAAGGCATTTTGCGGGTTGTAGCGCAATCCTGTCGCGGTGGAACTATCGGCTACAAGAGTTTCACCGTTGTTGCCTACTGCTAGGCGGGCTGGTGTGTCGTTTGCTGTAGCTGCGATCAGGTCACCCTTAGCATCGACAAGAGACTTAGGTGTCATTGTTGCCATTGTTGTATCGATAGCGTTGCCTAGTGTACGAATGGCGAGTGCGCCATTTTTTACAAGGTCGGTATTGTCTGGCTCTGGCCAGCTATAAATCGGGCTTGTTGCCATTTAGTTAAGTGCTCCTGTCGCGTTATTCCAGATAAGTGTAGCATTTGTGGTTGCCCATGTTATTGTGCTAGGCAAAACTGTGTCCCATTGTGTCGTTGAAAGGGAAAACTCTGTCGCTGAAATGTAAAGGGTGATCTCTGTAAAACTTGGAGTAGCCCTAAGTGCAACATTCTCCACAAAGCCATCGAATGTGCCACCCAGTAAATTAGAGGGTAGATTGCTAATAAGTACAGGCTGACCGAAATAAACCCCAATAAGGCTGTTGCGCATAGAATCTGGCATGTCTGGATTGTCTAAGCGGAAGGTAATCGCACCTAATGAGGCTTTAGGCACACGACGCAGATTAAGCTCTCTAGTGGCGATGTCGGTAATGTCTGCAAGGTTCTTGATGTTAGAGTCAAAGGAACGCTCAAAGAGTCCGTAAGAGGCTATAGAGTCCGCATCAGAGGTACTGTAGGTCGATCCGTATCCTGTGGCGTAGCGATAGATAAGGCTGTTACGGATGCGAGCAGTTTGAGTTGTTGAGGTGATAGAGGATGGTGTTGCATACGCGCCATCAAGGAAAGTGTAGCCGTTTGCTGCAAGGGTGTTAGATCGGTGGTCTGCATCGTCATAATTAACATCGCCATTCTTGCCTTCGCTGAGTTGCCCTAATGCGCTATTGGCTATCTGATCTGCAAGGGTTTGAGACTTAGCCGATGCGCTAGCTGCTAATGCGATCATTGTGTAAAAGCCTGAGTCGATTGTGCCGATGTAGGACTCTGCATTATCCCAAGTGACATCGGCTGGGTAGGTTGCCCATGTATCGGTTGGAGTTACCTCTGCCCATGACAGGTTGAGGGCTGCACCTAGAATCGCTGCAATCTGTGCGCCGTCTAAGCCTTCAGTAAGTGCTGTGTTATAAACAGCCTTTGTGAGCTTAGCAAGTGAGCCAATGCCTAAAATCGTGCCAGTGGTGATGTAGCCAGTTTCCTCTGGGCTTCTCACGCCAATGTTGAAGTCTGATACTTCTCCGCCAAAGACTGTGACATAAGTGCCAGATGAGTTTTTAAGCTCTAAAGTGATTGGCTCTGTGACATTGATGGTAAAAGCTGCCCCAGTTGTATTGATGATCTGTACTTGGCAGTAACCCGCCGTAGGCTGGCGATCAATATCTAAGCGACCAGATGCAAAGGAAACAGAGGTGACAGTTGTATAGACATCATCGCCTACTGTAACTCGCCATTCTGGCAACCATGTCATTAGTAAGACCCACCTCGTAAAGTGCCACGCTGTACAGCGTCAATAAGTACCTGATCGATAGCCTCGGCAATAGCGTTGGGATCGCCTACACCTGTGTTAATTGTGATGTTAATGTCTCGCGCACCGACTGCTCCAGAATTAAACAAAGATCCGCCTTCTCCAACGCGAGCTGAGCCAGCACCAAATGAACCAATGTTTCCACTAGCGAATGAATTAACAAGCGCATTAAATGCGCCTGCATCCTCAACTGTTTGGAATACTGGGGCAAGTCCATCGATTAACTTAATGAACTCTTTACCATTTTCGCCAATAACAGAAATAACACCGCCTAGATCTTCTGTGGCTTTGTTGATTTGTGCCAATGTACTTGCACCGCCGCCGCCGCCGCCACCACCGCCGCCGCCGCCGCCGCCGCCACCGCCACCACCACCGCCGCCCATTGTGGTGCTATTTAACTTGGCAAGCATGGCAAGCATCTCGGCAATTTTACGGAGTGCTTCATCTAGGTTTGCTTGATTGATTAAATCTTTAGGCTTTAAGCTATCAAGAATTGACTTGATGTCTTGAAGTTTTACATTCTGATTGCTAAGAGTATTTAAGACGCTCAAATCTGCATTGAGTTTTTTAGTCGCAGCGATGATGGCTGCTTCATCCTTAGCGGCAATAGCATCTTCTAGATCAAGTATTGACTTCTTGACATTCAAGCGTGCTGTGTCATTGGCAATTTGTAACAATTGAGCCGATGAGGTTGCCTTGCCTAATTGCTCAGCTTGGCTAGTAAGAGCTGCTGCGATCTGGATCTTATCCATGTCAAAGACATCTGTGCCTTTGGCTAGGGCAAGGTTAGCCTTATCGATTGCAGCTTGTAACTTCTTATCCTTAGTAATTTTGCTTTGCGCTGCGGCTTGCTCTTTTGTCAGTTTAGTAATTTGTGCTTGTTGCTTAATCTGGACTTGACCAGAGATAGACATACCTGTGCTAAAAGGTCTTGGCTGTTGCTTAAACTTTTCAAACTCATTGATTAAGGTTTTTAATCCTAATGGATCGCCAAAAGTCTTACCGAATAAAGATGTTAGGAATGAACCACCGGGGATCTTCTTTAACTCGTCCACAAAGTAGGCTGCGCCGATTGTGGCGTTTTGTAATTTAATACCTAGTTTATCGATCTCAGATGTAGTCTTCGACAAACCCTCTGCGCCATTGAGAATGTTTAACGCTTCTAATAACCCGACACCAATAGATTCCTTGAAGTTTTCAGTAGCAACTGTTAGGCGATCTAAAGAGCCTTGATAACCGCTTGCAGCAACTGTAGCTGACCCGGCAAAAGTTTTAGATAATTGATCTGTAATTTCCTTGAAGGATTTAGTTTTAAGATCAGCTTTTGAGATACCTACACCCAAGCGAGTCAAAGCTGTGTTATTACCTAAATAGGCTTTGCTTAATGCCGCTGTGACTGAACCTAAATCCTTGCCAGTTGCAGCACTAACATCCATAGCAATACCCATGAGGCGTTGAGCTTCTGCGGAGTCTCGTGTGGCAATTGCTAGTGTCTGATAACTTGGACGAAGTAAATCATCGACGATGCCGAACTCGCTCTGGAGTCTTTGGATGTAACCCTCTGTTGAGGCTGCATCTCTGCCAAGCCCGACATTCTTAAGAGCTAGGGCTAACTGTTGCTGAGCCTTCTGGTCTGCTGCTGCGGCTTTAACGGATGCCTTGCCGTAAGCAATAACTTGAGCAGTACCATAAGCCAGACCAAAAGCACCTGCTAATTTCTTAGTGCTTTTAATAAGTCTGTCAGTTGCCGAATCGGCTTGCTTAAAGGCTTTCTTGCCGGTGAACTCGGCTGCGATGTCAATCAATACATTAGCCATGAGTTACACCTTTGCTCTCGCGTTTAGATTGTCTGCTGCCTTTGCGATGGCTTTGAGAACTGCATCTCTAGCCTTGCCGTTATTTTCTTCGTAAGCTCTAAAGATGGCGCGACCTTGCTCTTTGTCTTTGCCCTTCATCTGTCCACCAGATTTAGCCATTTGATTCTGAACGAATCGGCTTTGTGGTGTCTTACGCCCCATAGTCTCATAGATTGCACCAGCAGCACTCTTATTAAAGATGCGAGCAAGTGATCTAAAACCTCTGTTATTAGGTTTTGATGGTGTGGACTTGTAACCGACACCAGCCTTAGCAATACGAGCTGTATAACTAGGAAAGCGAGCCTGAGAGTTTTCCCTTGCTAACCATCCGCTTAGCACTTGGCTGTCGTCTGGCAGATACCCTCTAGCAGCCTTTGTAATAGGTTTTAAGGCTGCGCCAATCTCTTTAGGTAATGACTTGGCTAAATCTGGTGCAAAAGCGCGTAGAGACTTTCTAAGCGCGATGCCGCCCTTTACGCTTGCTGGCATCGCTCACCTCTTTCGCTTCATCCTTTAGCCCTTGCACAAGTGCATCGAGCATTGTCTTATCTAGATCCAGTAATGCTTGTGGCGAGATCCCCAACCTAATGCTCAACCGAGCAATTAGATAAGTGAATGGGAGATCCCGCTTTAAGCTAAAGGGTCAGAGTCTAAAACCTCGACACTCTTAAGTGTCTCGATAAACTCAATCCCAAAAGGCTTAACAGACTCACCTGATCTGCGTGTGACTTCCCATGCAAGCCAATAAACATCCGATTGCTTTTCCTCATCGCGGAAAGCCTTGTGGAAACCCTTTTTAGCGTACTGCTCAAATGAGTACTCCACCGCTGGAGTGATCTCGCCTTCTAGCACGCTTCCATCTGTACGAACTATCTTTAGTCTTGCCATGTTTAGCCCCTTTGTTTAGTTGTTTAGAATGTGCCTGTTGTTGATACTGCAACAGTTGAGTTAGCAGTAAATGTAATTGACTGTGTGCCAATGTCACCGACTGCGCCATTGATGTCTGTTGTATTGTTCACTAATAGTGAGACAGTGTAGAGAGGGTTAGTCGCTGAGACTGCTGTTCCCTTTGTCTGTAGGAATACAGCTGTAACTGTTGTTCCCCATGCTGCCTGTAGTGTTGCCAATACATTGGCTGATGCTGTGTCGTTAAGGAAGTCGATTGTCACAGTTGATGACTCTAGACCCTTAACAAACTTATGTGCTGAATCACCCATAGCGGTTACTTCTAGCTCATCGAATGCGCGGTTGATTGTTACTGCTGTTACATGGTCTGAAAGATCGACTGAGTTAATCTTCACACCTACATTGTTATTTAGAAATACAGCCATGAGATTATTCCTCGTCCTTCTTAGTAGTTGCTGGCTTTGGTGCTGTTGGTGCTACCTGCCCGATTTTGATCAGGAAGGCTTCGTTTTCTTTTTCCCACTCGGACATAATTAACTCCAACTCGTTAGGATTGATACGGACATCTCGCAGCTGAGCAAGTCTCCACTTGCCGCATTGAGAACACTTGGTGCGCTAATTGCGCTTACATTATAGGTCAATGATGATGCTGCGAGCAGAGCGAACACGCTACAAACAGTATCTTCAATGCCGTTGAGGTTGCCCTCATTGTCAAACAATGGCACAGTCATCACGATCTTAAAATTAGCCATAGGGCTGATAGTAATGTGCTGATTATTAGATGGTGTCAGATAAGGATCATCTGGAGACACGATCACAGAGTTAGCAAGTACTGTGGCTGGCGGGAATGCGAATGTCTGCCACTTAGCGTTATTAACTAGGGCAGTCGCTAAAGTGGTGCGAAGTGTAGTGATGGCAACTGGAGGCATTATCCAACCATCGAACGCGGATCAAGTGCGTGTGCTATTAAACCTCGCACCTTAGCGAGAAGCTGTGCGCTCATTCGGTAAGGGCTTGGCTGGAAATCGACAAGGTTACTGCCCGAAAGGGTGGCTGTACGCGCTTGCCAGATTTCAACAGATACCATTAAAGCTGCTTGCTGGATCGCCATGTCTGCTGTCCAGTCAGTCGATGGAGCGATTGTAACTGTGCCATAAGGATTAACATTGTGGCGTGGTTGAGCTGCTGGAGTGCCGGTAATGTTATAAGAGATCGAATAATCGCCAACCGCTGTGATTGTCTTTGAACCGTTGTAATGTGCTTGATTGTTATTAACTACAACTGTTTGACCGACATAAAAAATGTCCTTGACAGGCACATCAAAATAAAGAGTTCCTATTGTGGTTGTGTTGCTATGTGCAACATTGAAATAGGTATCTGCCCATAACATTGGAAGTAGGACTGCATCTGTGGCGTCGCATACTTCTTGAAGGGTTGCATCTGGATACAAAGTACCGACTCCAAGTGTTGCGCGGAGTTCTGCGACTGTTGTGAGTGCCATGATGATCCTTTCTAAAGACTCTGAGGGGTAGAGGGCTACTACCCCTCAGAGCGACTTAGTGTGGCTTACGCCTTGTTGTTCTTGAACGCACCAGCTCCGACCTTAGTAGCGATTGCTCCAAAGCCGTAGTAGCCGATTGTTACAGAACCTGCTGCAGTAGATTCTGCGCGTAGTCGGTAAGTTGGTGACTCGTACCATGTGTACGCGTCTGGGTTCACGATAAGAAGTGATCCATCCTTATCTGTGTTATTTGCTGTAGCAACATTTGCAGTTACATAGAGATCGAGACCTGCAACGCGTCCGCGTAGAGCAGATGGTGTTGCTGAACCTGGTTGATTCATTGGGTTTGTAACTTCGTTGTAAATTGGACGACCATTGTCCGATAGTGACATCAAATTTGACCATTGTGATGTATTAGCGATGAGGTTGCGAGCGAATGGATTTGGAAGTCCTGCTGTTGCATCATAAACAGATGCAGCACCGCGAGCAATAATTCCAAGCAACTCTGTAGCTGTTGGGTATGTGGCAACTGTTGTGCTGTCTAGTGTTGCACCTGCAACGATTGCTGCGTGTACTGCTGTATCTGTTGCCTTTGCGTAAGCTGCTGCCATGTTGCGGACTAGCTCATCAAAGAATGCTGGAGATGTACGATCTAGCAATTCAACAGAGAATGTCTGCTGACCTGCATACTTCTTAACATCTACTGAAAGGAACGCTGAGTTCTGGTCTGTGTCTGAGAATGCTGCGTTCTCTGCTGTTTGTGCAACTGTTGGCATCGCTGTGATCTTTGGGATCTCGAATGTCATACCTGCATCTGGAAGCACTCCGCGTGAGATTGCTTCAATTGATGGGCGGATTGTTGTGCCTAGTGGGTTGATGATTTCTGACAACTGGCGTGTTGGCACGAGACCAGCGTTATCTGTTGTGTCATCTGCTGCGCGTAGGTATTGACGAGCTGACTCATCACCTAGTGCTGCACGGATTGTGTTTTCTGCGTACTTAGCCGCTGTGATCTCGATGCGTGGCTTTGTGTAGTACGCTGCTGAAACAGTTGGACGAGCAGCTTCAACCGCTGGAGCCTCAACTGGTGTTGCTTCGACTGCTGGAGTGGTTTCTTCCACGATTGCTGTCTCGCTTTCTGTTGGTTGGATTGTTTCTTCAACAGCAGATTCTTCCGCTGCGATTTCAGTAACCTGAGCAGACTTAAATGCTGGCTCGGTTACTAAACTAACTTCGACCAAGCGTGCAGCGGATACATGAATCACGCCATCCTTGATCTTTGACTTTAGGACTTCTGCACCAATGCTAAGTCCGCTTTGTAATCCTTCTTCTGCAAGAATGAGAGCTTCTGTGCCGCGCTGTGAGCGGCTGATTGAAAATACTGCGTGAATAGCATCTTCTGACTCGCTAAAAGTTACTCCGCGTCCCAGAGGCTTCTTGATGTCGTGCTGATTAAGCAACTTGATTGACTTAGGATCTGGAATCTCAATTGATCCAGACTCGAAGATTACTTTGCCCATGTTGGTCGATCCTGCTTCAACATTGAGAGGCACGATCTTGCCTGAGATTGTGCGGCTTGCTGAGTCTGCTGTGAGATCAGCTGAGAAGGTGATTATCTGGCTCATTCCATACCATTGTTTCCGTTAGGTGTTAGGTCTGTCATCTCCATCGCTTGCTCTGGAGTGATTAGGTTAAGTGTCAGTAACTTTTCAATTACTGCTAACTCTTGAAGTGGATCTGTGCGTAAGAAGTTATGATCAATGTCAAACTTGACAACATTTCCACGAGCTGTGATGTCATCCATCGACAAACGATCTTCAATTGCTGTAATGAATGGCTGTAGAGATAATGTTAAGAATTGCTTTCGCTCATCCTGAACATTGGCGTAAGTCATAGAGTTATTCTGATCTGCTGAAACATAATAAGCAGGGACATTACATAAACGAGCGCACTCTGTTGCTAGGTTAAAAATAGCCTCTGAGTACATCATGTCTTTAGGTGAAAATGAAACTGGGTTGTATTCCAGAGTAGATGTCAAGTAAGCGGTTGCTCGGTTCTGACGAGCATTCTTCCATGATGCAAGCAATCCCTGTACTTCTTTAGGATCTAAGTCTGCACCGGTGTTTTTAATGTAGCCAGTCGCCATTGGAGTCGATGCTGCAATAGCCGCAGCTTTCTGAACATCAATAGCTGCACGAATTGTTTGGACACCAGTATTGAGAATGCCATCGCCTAGTGACTGGAATGTAATCAGAGATCCCAAACCGTCCATCGGTAATGTTGTGCCATCAACTGCGTAAGACTTAACAAAAGTATTTGTAGAATCTAGTGTTGCAGTTACGCGATCATTAGCAACCCACTCAAACCGAGAAGGTCTGCCATCTTCTGCATAAACTTCAACGACTTTCCAGAATGCTTGACCATAAAACAAAAGTGAATCGACAGTCCATGCAATTGTGACTGATCGTGGTTGTGAGTATGAAGGTTGCTCTAACCATGCAGGTGAACCAAGTTCCTCATTAGTAGATTTCTTGTAAAGCTCTAATGGAATTGCTCCAATAGTGCCAGCCAAAAGATTACGGCAGCGTTGTAATGCTGGGACGGACATAGCCTCATTACGACTTACAAAGGCATACTGGAAAGGCATCGCATAAGGTGAGTTCTCACCCAATACCTGAGGTGCGGACTGAGCTTGTAATTGTGGCTTAGGTTCAAGCCCGAATGTCTGCAAGATTCTACCCATAGACAGAAATTGTAGCATTTGTCAAGTAATTAGACAATCTGATAGGGCGTGTCTAAGTATAAATTTGTGGCTTAGGCTGAGGGATCATTAACTTACTTACTGCCATGGCGATGCCAATGGGAGCAGAGATGTCACCTGCTGACTTTCGCTTAATTATGCGCCACGCGCTGTCATTGACTTTAGCTGCACAGTTATTCATCTGCTGAATTAACTCGGCTTGTCCATTGTGGACAACTCGATGATTGACCAAACCTTCTAACAGGTCTCCGCATGCTTTGTAAAATTGCTGACCAGATACATCCTCGACTATGACTCCAGAATTAGCCAGACGATCTGCGATAGTTTGAGTAGCGTATTTGTCAAAGCACACAAGGCGCGGCTTATAGATGTCACACCATGCTTTTATACTTGCCGCCATCTTTAGCTCATCAATAGCAACCTGAGAGCTGTAAGTCTCCAAAATCCCGATGCCAATCCGTCCATCTGGCAGTAATTGTCCTGCGACTAATGATCCGTTGCGTCTAGACGGACTGACATCGAAACCAAATACAGTATAAGCCCCAACAGCCATTTCTAGGGTTGAATCGCTGGTCTCTTCAAGGATGCCATGCGGCCAAGGGCTACTTAGGGAGTCGATCCATTGACAAAGAGTTTCAGTACGCGTGTTCTCAATCGGTGAAGTAGCAATTGCCTCTTCAATCGCTTCTTCTGTGATGGTGTATCCCAAAGAGGGGTTAGCCAAAGCCCATGCATTTCTATCACTTATCTTGCAGTATTGAGGGGCTGAGTACTCATAAAATCCAAAAGATTTGGGCGGGTAATCGATAGCTCTTTCTCGTAAGTCGTTGAGTACAACGCTGAAAGCGTCTCCTGCATTAGAGGTAAGAAGCGTCTGAGAGTTTGGGTGAGCTCTAGTTGTAGGAGTTGCAGCTCTAAATCCATCTTCTGTGATTTCTCGGATTTCATCGATGTAGAGCAATCCATTGACTGATCGACCGCGAGAGCCGTCTCTAGTTGCTGCCACAACATCAAGCCTTGCTCCAGATAGCATCTCAATTGACTCTGTACCATTGGCATGTCTGATCTGTTTGACGAATCCTTTAAGGTGGTCATTTGTCTCCAGTAGGTTAGTGATTTGTCTAAAAGTGTCCAGAGCCATAGACCTGTTAGAGGACATGATCAGGACATTGGTATTCCACTTAATCAAGTGAGCAAGTATGAGCATACGCGCCAGATGCGTCTTTCCATTCTGACGAGCTACGAGAATGAGGTTTGTCTTGCGTATCCAGTTGCCCTTCTTGTCCACAGTCAGCATGTCTTTGAGGACAAACTCCTGCCACGGCAATAAAGGGATTTTAACTATGTCACACAGGTCTTTTACATCTTGCAGCTTGTTTGCACCCTTTAAGAGTGGGCTGTGAAGCCTCGGCTTAGTTGCCCCTCGTATGGCTTTGGACTTCTTGGGTTGATTTGTCATTGATCTGGATTAGGTCGGGTCTTAAACGGACTATCCAGCATCGTCTCGGACTGCATCGGGGACGGATGGGCAGG